AGTAAGTGAGCCGTTAACAATTTTACCAAATACAGCAGTAAAGTCGTTAATAGATTGAATTGGAACAACTACACCAGCAGGTCCAGCGGCGTTTCCGACGACGAACCAAGTTCCGGTTGGGTTGTTAGGTAGTGTGTTTGGTGATGCAGCGGAAACGTTAACGCTTACGCCAGGGGCTAGGTTAGCCATTAGAGTTCTCCTGTTGGATTAGTAGAAACAGTTTCCTGTGTCTTAGAGTTCTTGTTGGTAGGGATGTTTTTCTTTGTTTCTTCCGTTTTTTCAATTTCTTGAATTTCTGGAATGAGGCCCAAAAACCCTTGTGAAATGTATCTTTCAATAAGGTCGCTGTCATTTACAGAGTATTCAAACCCTGGTGACAACTGTTGGCCTTTGTCATCAAAGATGACGTGATGCGCTTGAACTATTACGTTCTTTTTGCTCATAATTGTTCCTTTGTAATTTCAATGTTGAACGATTCAACTTCCAATACTTCAGAAGGTGGTTCAACAGAAGGTGTAGTAATTGCGCCTTCTGCAGCAAACTGTGGAGATGGCACACCACCATAAATATTCATAGCGTTTGGTACTGTTACAATGAAGCGAACGTGAGCAATGCCGGTTGTACGACCGCTACTGTGTTCGCCTTCAAGATATTCCTCGCCATCCCAAATGGTATTTTCAACATACCCGCCTAGGCCGCGATTCTGGATAATGCAAGCACGAATACACGTAGCGTAGGCTTGTGTTAGTGCTTCTGTTTCTTGCCAGTCTTTTGTTCCATATACATACACAAGGGCATCTACGTGGTAATAGGCACGAATTCTGTCTTGATACACCTCAGGCGTTCCGACGGTTCCTGGAACACTAATAAGAACTGCCGCCTGCGCATTGCGAGGAAGTGTTCTCAAGTCGGGACGATGACGGTATTCAAATGGAACTTGCAAAACTTGACTACCAAGTTTACGATTAAACTCAGCAATGTATGCAGGAAACCATTTTTCTAGCGTATTATAAAAAGCCTCTTGAACAGAGTGGCCACCGTAAATGGCACCGTAAGCATCACTTGCGTAGGATAAATCCCAGTCTGTCCACCAGTCACGTTTTGCCATTATTTCTTCCTACGCGCTGCCTTGGTTGTTGTTTCAAAGGTATTGATGGTTTCGGCACGACGCAAACTTCCTGTACCAAAGTGTTCAACTTTTGTAATTGAACCATGCTTTTTATCGCTAAGCGTTGCTTGACGGCGCAATTTCTTTCGATGCTCTTTAGCAGCCTTGATGCGATTAGAATCAGCGGGCGTAATTCCAGTTGCTTTTTTATTTGTTTTAACATCGGCAAGGATGTATCGTTCGACAATTGCTTTAGCAATTAATCTAAACTCTGGTGTGATGGTTACAAACTTACGTTGTGGTACGCCATTACCGTCTTGATGGTTAAGTCCGTAATTGTGACCCATTCTTGAGTATTCAATAGGAGCACGGTTAGACGGGTCAATAATCATGTTAAGAGAATGAGCGCCAAATGGTTCTATTCTGGGGTCAATAGCAGCATTTGCTAAATAGCCAAAATTAACAAGTGGTTGATTCTTAGGGTTTCCACCCGCTCTTGCACGATTGGCAACAGTACTGTTCGTACCATCACCGTTGCCGGGACTTAGTTTTTTCCACTTACTGGAAATACCAAACTCTGGCGCGGCACCACCGCTTGCAAAACGCGTTGCTTCCATGAGACTGAACTCTTCTGTTATTTCAAGAAGGGCAGGTTGTGGATTAGCAAGACGTGTTGAAATAGCGCGTAACCTAAATTCAAGGCCGTCCGCTTCTTCTTTAACTCTTGTTACGCTTGCTCTGGGAATTCCCATTAGCCTCGTACCCAAGGTGCAATGATGCTGTCAATCTGCTGGTCAATTTGGTCAAGGTTCATTTCACGACGAGTCTGAGGTTCAAACTCAAGAATGATGAACTTTGCCGCTTGGAACAAACAGGCGCGACGAAGCGAGGCGGGAATACCATTGGTATATCCACCGTCGTAAACAACCTGAATGCGTGAGCCTTCAGGTGCAAATGTACCTAGACGAATCCAAACGTGACCGTCAGTAACGTCCGGACCGCGAACGCCACCATGAGCAAAGTCAATTGGTTGAAAATCACCGTAGGTACGGTAAAGAGTCATGGACTGAATGTTGTAAGTCCATAGTTCCGGATAAACCGGAGCGAATTGGTCAAGCCAAAAGTGGCGCACGAGCGTTGAGGCTCCTAGCGCAATGGCCTGTGACATTCCCAATGAACCATAAATGTCCATAGGCATATCTGCGTTATTCCCGTATTCCGCGGGGTCGATACCGAACAAACGCTCTTGAAAAATGTGGCCCGTAAACGGAGCCAGACGACGACCTGTTCGGTCCTCTAAGTGAGCAGTTGCTTCAACCAAAATATCCGCAAGGGTAGTTGGTTCAAGGTCTACTACTAACTCAGGGTAACGACGTTGAAGGTCGGCAACACTGGCAAGTGAAACGGGGTCGCCATATTGTGACCCGTTATTCGCCATGTTAACTATTCCTTTGTCGAACGGCGCTTAGTTGGTGAAGCAACATCAATTGCTTCAGATACATCTTCGGAAACTGATGCTTCCTTTTGTTCCTTGAATTCTTTAAGAGTGGTCTTTTTAACGACCTTTTCTACTTTAGAAACTTCTGCTTCTATTTCTTTTTCAATCTTTTTTACTTCTTTTTGTACAACGTAGTAAAGTTCACCAGGAATTGAAAGAAGTGCGTGAGCCACGCGTGGCGGAACCTCAATGGCTCCAGCGTCACCGGTCTTCTCCCAAGAGAAGCCTTCTGTGCCGCCTGGTTCATTTGCTGCTAGTAATACCATGGTAAATCCTTTCAAAGAGAAATCCAGCGCGGCGGGTGGGGGAGGAACGAGGGAACCCACCCGCCGCGCTGAAATCAGTTTTCCTAATTAGTCAACGATGAAGTTAGGAGAGAAAGACGAGGTAGGTGTTGAACCATTACCAGCCTTACTGTCCAAAGCACTTGCAACGTTGGCAAGACGACCAATGTACTTAGGCGCACGAACAGCAAGCGTGGTGTCCGCAACGAATGCGAATGGCAGGCTGTCAGGCGATGCAGTAGTTGGGTAAACGTTAACCGCTTGCATTTCACGTACGTGTGGACGTACAATGTAGTTAGGGTCACGAGACATTAGGAAGATGCTTTGCTCACCAGCAGAGGTAAGTGGGTGCAGTCCAGCGTTTCCGTATGCGTAAGTCGCAGTTGGAGAACCTTGTGCATGTGAACCATTGTAGGCAACAAGTGTGGTTCCGTTGTCAACAATCTTGGTAGTTGCGTAAGCAGCACCAGTGTTGTCAAGGAAGTTTGCGTCTACAATACCGAGTAGGTTGAAGTCTGTGTTTCCAGGTGTTGAACCTGCAGCGCGGTATACCTTGTAGTGCGTTGGCTGTGCGCCTTCTGGACCGACAGGTGTCGAGAACGTAAGGGTGCAAGCAGTTGTTGAAGGTGACAACTTAGCAGTCTTAGCAGCCTGGATTTCACCGTAACGGGCAATAACAGGTGCAACTGCGTATGTGAAGTCTCCTGAAAGTGTGCCTGTTCCAGTTGCAGCGCCAGATACGGTTGACATTACGTTTGTGCGTGGTGACAAGAATGAAGTCTTGACAATTGGCACACCACGGTATGTAGGTACAATCAAACCAGCAGCAATTTCAACTTGGTCCATGAAGCGTTGTTGGTTAACAAGCAACTGGGCAAGACGACTGTTTGCGTTAGGTGACATGAGGAACATCCACTCTGAGTTCTCAACTGGCTCAGCGACATTGCTTTCAACAAGGTCAATGAGGAGGTCAAGTCCACCAAGTGTTAGTGAGTTTCCACCGAAGTCGATTGCATTTTGGTCAACACCATCAACCCAAGGGTTGAATCCTGGAGCGCCCCATGTTGAAGCACCACCGTAGTTGTCAATTGCACCGCCACCGATACCAGCAGAAGGTCCGCCAGTAGATGCTGATGAGAATGACGAGCAAATTACGTCAAGTCCATCGAATTGTGGGTAAGGACCGTTAATTGTAGGTGCTTCTGCACCCCAAATTAGCGAGTTCTCAATGTCCCAGTAAAGGCCACGAGCAGCACCCTCGATTTCGCGAGCACGAAGGTCGCCAATCAAGTCTGCTGTTACAGCCTGTGAGTAACCAGTTACAGCACCGACACTTTGTAGCAAGCGAATTTGGAAATTCTCTTGTGCGTAGTTAGATGTTGATACTGGACGTGCACCGCCATCAGTGACGAATCCGCCCTGAGGAAGCGTTGTACGCTTGTTGAAGTAGTAAACTGTTGAGCCCCACTTGACCGTAGGTAGCGAGCGTACTAGTGGCGCATAGCGGCGCTGGTACTCAAGCAATACTGGGTCAATCTGCTTCTGAACTAGTGCAGCAGCACCAGCAGCAGTTAAGGCCTCTTCCAAATCGTTAGCCATTGCTAATTCTCCTTATATATATTGGATAGGGGTTTATTTTTAATTGCTTAGAAGCCGCGGTCGGCTTGAGCAAACTTGTTTGCGAAGAATGGAGTTGAACCCCATACTTCATTCTGTACCTTACGGAATGCAGAAGAGTTCATCTCTGCAAGCGCGCGTGGGTCCAGTTCCTCCGACTCTGACAAGTCAGAGGCGTCGTTTCCGGTAGAAGTGTTGACGAGTCCCTTACGGAAAGTGTTTCCACCACGGTAAGACTCGACAGCATTCTTCTTTGCAGCAGCAACGGCTTCGGTAGCAGCCTTAGTGGCGGCCTCCGCAATCATTGCAGCAACTTGGTCGGCTGTAAATAGGTTTTCTGACACAATGTTCTCCTGTGTTTCAATAGTTGATTCTTCAGTAGCAACTTCTTCAGCAGCAACTTCTTCGGCAGGGGCTTCAGCCTCTGCTTCTGGTGCTACTTCAGTGTCTGCAACTGTTTCATCAGATTCCTTAGGTGCCTGTGCAGAAATAATCATTGCTGCAAGGGCAGATAGGTCTGCGTCACTCAGCGTACGGATAGCAGCGGTTTCAAGCGTTGCCTCTTCAGCCGGAGTTTCTTCAGTTGTGTTTTCGTCGGACACTTCTGTCTCCTTTTCTTCAGTTGGGGCATTGTCGCTTGACTCTGCCTGTGGTACGGGGTCCCCACAAGTGGGGCAATACATAGCGTCTTGTGGAGTTGTTTCTCCACAATTGCTACAGCCGAGCGCATTTGCCGTCATTGACGTTGGCAAGGGCGCTCCACACATGTGACAGTGAATTGCGTCTTCGTGACATTCGGTTCCGCACTCAGAGCACTCTTTTGCCGTCATTGCTGGAGCAGAAACTGCTTCTCCGCAACTGGGGCAGAATTGTGCATCTGCTGGGCAACCGGGAGCGCCACAGTGTTCGCATTCCATGTTGTTGTCGTCTGTCATAGATTCATCCTCTGGCCCCATGCCACCAGCATCGCCGGTTGCATCTACCTGTGACCAGTCAGGTTTAGATAGGTAAATGTCGCCATCGTCATCTGGGTCAATTGCGTGCATAGCAGCAATAGCACCAAAGGCAATACGATTGGCAACAATCCTTAATTTATTAGGGTCGTTTGTTTGACCAGTAACATTAATTGTGTCATAGTCATTAACAAGAGAAATAGAAGCGTAGGCCTCTAAAATTTCTTGAAAATCAGCGGCAAGTTGTTCTTGCTCGCTAACAATGTTAATACCAAACTTTTTTGCTGCTGATTTAATGCGAGACTTAACTCGAGCAAGTTGAGCAGTTGTGTAAAGACCAGCGTTGTCGCCTTGGTTAATGTATGACCAAGCGGCACGAACGTGTGCGGCAGTGTCAATTGGATAACGCTTTTTCTTGTCTTTTTGGTAACCAGGGTCAGCGTAGGCAACATTACCGTAAGGCTTGGAGGCATCTTTTTCAAAAATTGAATTAACCGCATCTTCAACGGCTGTTTCTACAGCATCGCGAATTACATCAGCGGCTTCGTAAGCAACCATTTCCTCATCGCGTGAAACAACTTCTACAGTTTCTACTGATTCAAAAATTGCAAGTTTGTTGTGTGATTCTGCAAGAGCAGCGTATTGAATTTCTGCACCTTCAACGCCAGGGCTGTTAGTGAAGTCAATACCGTGAATTGCAAGGTCGTCAGCAGTTGTTGCTTCTTGACCATCGGTGTGTACAATCGTTTCTGGATTGCCACGCCATTCACCACGAATAGAAACGCCTTTAATAAACTTTCCTGCGGCAAGGTTTGCAACATCACGCCCGTGAGCAGTATTTGCAATTTCTGCTTCAAACATAGCAGAGCCATCGGCAAGAATTTTTACGTTGGTAATACGACCAACTGTTGAAGTTGCGTCGTCTTGAAAAGCCGCTGCGTGGCTGGTAGCCATGTTTAATGGCATTCCTTCACCAGATTGAATCTGGCCTTGCATGCGCTCTACGGCTTTTGCAATGTTACCGCGTGTGTAAAGACGACGGTTTTTTGAAAGGCCGGGCTTTAGAAATACACCACGAATAGTGGCTGCTTTTGTTGAAGCCATGTTTGGATTCTCCTGAGATTCTTTAGCGTCTAATTTTTTTATAATTCCATTAACCCAAGAACGCCCAGCGTCTCCGCCCCAACCAAGCCATGCAATGTAACCAGCAGATGGATTTGATTGGTTTGCCCAATCTTTGCCCTTCTTGTCAACTTCGTGACGAGCAAAATATGAGTGCATTCTTTTAATGGTGTCGGCAGATATGTTTTTACCGTTAGAAAGGTCTCGTGCACGAGCAACGCCTACGGCGGTCATGCCACGATTGTGTTTCCTGCGCAGTTCTAATGAACGTGCTGCATTTGCTCTAACTTGTTGTGGTGGTGAAAAACCTTCTGCCATAATTTAATTCTTACCTTGGAGTGTAACGGTGTCCCCGTACTCTCCATCTTTTGACTTGTTTTGCTCGATAAGAACGTTTAAACAAACGTTTTCTCATCTTGTGTTTTCTACTGCCGCCCCAATGGGTTCTACCCATGTAACTTGCGGGGCTTAAACTTGCTCTAAATTTTTTGTTTATACCACGAACCGTTGGTTTTGGCATTTTGGCTTTTGCTCTGTAACGTATAACCCTTGTTCCAAGTGGTCTTGCTTTTAAAAAAGCAATATCTCGCATATTAAATGCACGTATAGCAGCACCAGATTCTCGGCTTTTTAGAGTCTTTTTTTGAATTCCTCTATATTGAGCAGCCTTGGTGTGTTTAAATTGACCACGTCTCATTCGAGCAATCTGAAGGTTTGCTCTTTCAGCGGCTAATTGAGACGGTGTTTGTGAGCCAGATGGATACTTTTTGTGCAAGGCATAAGCGCCCGCACGACCCAAATAATTACCCATTAGCCGACTTCTTTAGAAACCAATGCGGCGGCTTTAGAGGCCGTCATTCCTTTATAAGAAATAAATTTAAAAATAGGTTTTGTTTGGTCTGCTTGTGGAAAAGTGTCTGCATCAATGATTCCACCTTCGGTGTAAGCATTTGCTTCTTCATTACTCATCTTCTAAAGACTCCGATATAGATTCGGTTCCTTTTGGTGCTTGTGGTGCACCCAATGCTGGGGTTGCTTGAGTTTTTTTTGTTGTTTTAGTGCGAACCGTTTTTGAAGATTTTGTCACATTGGGGTTAGGCGATGTGTTTGGTGGAACTGGTGCGTTTTTTGTTTGCGCGCTCACACCAACAGTCGTTGCTTGTACTGCAGCAAGATTTGCTTTAGACAGAGCATTAAGGTCTGACCATAGAACCATGTTTTGACGGTCAACAAGAATTGGGTCATCTCCACCATCAACGGCTGGTTCGCCGATGTCGGCACGTGCCTTGTTAAGTGTCCATGAACCATTGCGGATGCGTTGGTCTCGAATCATTTCGATAACTTCGTCGTCTCGCCAGTCCACTACGCCAAACTTTAGAATCCAATCAGTTACTCCATATGCCTGGTAAAGAAGGGCAAATGAAAACTTTTCAAGAACAATTTCTTGGATTGGTCCAACGGTATTGACGCGGAAAGTTTTGTCCTGCTGGGTGCCGGTTCCTCCCCCAAGGTTACCGGCTTCGATGACACCAACCTTTGAAGGTGGTACACCATACCCAGACAAGATTTCATCGCGGCGCTGTTGAAGGGTGTTGAGCCAGTTATTAATCTGGTTTGTACCCATTTCATGCACAATGGCACCACCCTTTGTTTCAAAGAGGTTACCGATATTGCGTGCGCCAAGGTTTCTAATTGCGTACTGTTGTTGAAGTCTTTTCATTTCCGATTCCGGAAGAGCCATAGGCCAGTCAACGTGAGCACGCAGTGGGTCACCGCGCTTCATTGTTTCTTTAATGAGAGCAGCAGTAAACAGCCAAGAAGTGATAGGCAGAATGTTTTTCTGCGTTGGGCTTACACCGTAAAGAGTGTCGCCAGGTGAATCAAATTTAACGTGAATAACTTCGTTTGACTTAAAGTGTGCTTCACGATTTGTTGGAGTTTTTTGATGATATCCTTTAATGACACCATGTTCATCAGATATAACTGTGATTGTTGTTGGGTCCAAAGG